TAAAAAAAGAATTAGAAGAAAATGGTTTCTTAGTAAAAGAAGTTATAGATAATCTTTTGATCATAGAAAACTTTATCTCTAATGAAGAGGTTGCCGAATATTTTGACATTATAGATAAAGCAGAAGAGGCTGATTGGAAAAAAGAATACTTGGCAAATTTGGTACCTTTTTGCTTAGAAAAGTTTGGTAGAGATGATGTTGAAAATCTTGTAGCTGAAGGCAAATTTGAAATTACAACAAACTGGGAAGACAAAAACCTTAAACTAACTAACTATCCAGTTTCTGCTAAAATTTGTGATAGATTGCACAAGATAGTAAAGCAAACAGATGAAAACTTTTTTTTAGCAGATCTAGTAACCCTACAAAGAATGTATGATGGAACAGAGCTAAAAGCCCACTTTGATCAAAACACTGATCCCTCTATAAAATATGCAACAATAGCCTATCTAAATGATGACTACTCTGGTGGAGAAATCTTTTTTACAAACAAAGGTTTAGAGTTAAAACCTAAACCAGGATCTTTATTAATATTTCCAGGCACTGAAGAATTCCATCATGGAGTAAAACATGTCCTTGCTGGCCCAGTAAGATATGTAGTAGTTGGATTTATTAAGGAAGATAACTTTTATTCTAATAACAAATACTAAGGAGAAATATAATATGCAAAAGCAAATTCTAGAAGAAAAAGTCTACTACTATGAAAATGGAGTTAAAGACTTTGAGCAGCTAATGAAGACTATTGATGAGTTAGATAGCTTAGATGAAGAGTCTGGAAAATCTTCTTGGTTTGACTGGACAGCATCAAATGATAAAAACTTTATATATGGATCTACAAAAACATTCGATATGGGTCAAATAAATAATATGTATGAGCCATATAAGTCTAAGATGGCATTTGTATATAAAACTATAATGGATTCATTTTATGAGGTTTCTAAAGATTACGCTACCTCTCTTGGAGATAACGATGAACCAAGATTTTTCCCAACTTTTAATATTAAAAAATACAAAGTAGGAACTTCTATGGGTGCACACTTTGATCAGTTAGACGGAGACCAAACCTTAAGATATTCTTTAGTAATGTATTTAAATGATGATTTTGATGGAGGAGAAATATCATTTACTATGTCTGATTATGATGGGGTTCTTAATAGAACAACTCCTCACCCAGATTATGATAATCCAGAAAATGCAGATCTTATGGATTTTTCAATTAAGCCAAAAGCTGGAAGTGTTATTATATTTCCATCATCTGCTCCATATCATCATACAGCACACCTTGTAAAGAGTAAGTTTAAATATATGGTTCCAGGTCACTGGATACATAACAATATGGATTTTCATAAAGGAACAATAGAGTATTGATAAAAACTGCCATAGTGACGGGAGCTAGCAAGGGTGTTGGCTATGCTACAGTAAAGCTTTTATCTGAGTCTGGGTATAAAGTTATAGCAGTCTCTAGAGACCTTTCAAGGGTAAATGAGCTGCGTTCCGATCTAGTTGAAACATATCAGCTAGATATTACTAATCCAGAACAGATTAAAGAGTTTTTTAATAAATATAAAGATATCACCTTGGATCTTTTAGTTAATAACGCTGGTGGTGGGGCAGGACCTACAAGAATTATAGATGAAACTATGGAAAACTTTAGGATAGCCTATGACATAAATGTTGCAGGTCCAATGTATCTTTCTCAACTGTTTGTTCCTTGTATGGAAAAATCTGAATCCCCAACTATTATTTTTGTAACCTCTATTGGGGGCAATATTCCATATCCTGGAGGTGGAAACTACACAAACGCTAAGAGGGGTGAGATTGGCCTTATAGAAACAATGAGATTAGAGTTTCCAGCCCACAATATTAAAATAACTGAGATATGTCCAGGGACAATTGATACCCAAGAGGAAAAGAAAAACGATGCTCTGACAGCAGAAGATCTTGCAGAGTCTATACTTTGGGTTTCTTCTCTGCCTAGCCACTTTAATGTAAATAGCCTAAATATTAGTCATATCAAAAATGCTATGTTTAGATAAAAAAATACCCCCAAAGCATAAAGCTAAGGGGGTACTTTATTTTAAGTTAGTGTGGAAACTTTTTCATCCACGCTTTAGTTCTTGGGGTTAAGCCTTTCCAAGAGGACCAATCTTCCCCGCCATTGGTCATGTAATATGCAATTTCAGCATTTTTTACGGGATTAAATAGTTCAGCATTTGAATCAAGGTCAAACCTAGTTCTACGGTCTGGTCCTAGGTCATCTATCATATTAATCTGGAACATTCCATATGAGGAATCTCCAGTTTTATGATTACCATTAAAGGCTAACGGTCTTCCATTAGATTCTTTTTTGGCTACAGCCCATGCGACCACAAGATCTTTACCCTTAAACCCTACAAGAGATAAAAGGTTCTTTAGCTCTAGGTCTGTAAGGTTTGTTTTATTTTCAAAGCTTTGTAACATTTTTGCCTTAGAAACCAAAAAAACCGACTTTTGGTCGGCAGGAGTAACTAAGGACTTCTCAGTTAGTAAATTATTTTTAGTTGTATTTGATACTGCATTAGCAGAGTTACTAAACGGTGCAATAACCCCTACCAAAGATAGGATTCCAATCCAAGCCATCTTGTCTCTTCTCATAAAATATACCTCCTAGAGAACAATAGCTACCGTTTGGTAGCATAGTATAAGTATAACATAGATTTGCCTTCAAAAGCAAACTTTTGACATTTTTAAATATTTGTTATCTATTTGTTATAATTCTAGGTGGTATAATAGAAATACTATGGTAAATTACAGAAATAAAGATGAGAGTGCGTTAACAACGGTAAAACCAAGAACAATATATAATCTTGGAAATAAGCCACCATTGATTAATTGGACTATTGTTACTGGTGATAGTGCAGCTTTTAGAATTTATGTTCAAGATGATACGGGTGCTGCTATTAATGTTTCGTTCTGGACAATTAGAGCACAGTTTAGACGCTATTCAGATAATGTTGGAGACGACTTATTGTTTACACTCACTCCAACAGGAACAGTAGATGATGGTCCTGGAGAATTTGTATTATCCCTAACACCCGCCCAGTCAAAGCAGCTGCTTACTGGAGATGTATTCGATGTGCAGCTATCTGATGCCACAAGAGTCTGGACTGTATGTCAAGGTGAAATGGTTATGATTGGCGAAGTTACAGATCAAGAGTCATAATAAATGGCTAAAGCAACTATATTAGATATTAAGCATTCTTCAAAAGTAGTATTAGATATAAAACCAAAAGCATCAAAGGCTAGGAATGTAGATTATCCTAAAAAAGTTCAAGCAACAAATATTCTTCCATTTAAATTAAGAATTACAAACATAACAATCGGTGGCGTAGATCCATTTGCACCCCCTGGAATTGGTGTTCAAGTTATTGGATTTTCTAACTATATATTATGATATAATCAACATATGGCAAAAATATCAATAGCAAATATTAAGCTTCTTTTTCAAACTGGTGATCGTCCTACTCAGGCAGATTACGTAGACTTAATTGATAGCACATCAGCAAGATCAACAGACCTTGGCAGTGATGGCAATAATGAGCAAACAATTAACGGTATTGAAAATACTACAATCTTTGATAATTTTGATGCAACAGAGTGGAGATCAGTAAAGTACATGATCTCAATTAAAAAGACTTCTGGTGGTGCAAATAAATATTGGGCCACAGAATTAACCGTACTTGCTGATGGTACAGATGTATCAGTCAGTGAATATGGAACAATCGACAACGATGGGAATATTGGCACCATCTCTGTCTCTAGGGCTGGAAACACAGTTTCATTATCTGTAGTTCCTGTGGGTGGGCAAACCCCTATAACTCTACGCTACTTGCGTACTGGGTTAAAGGCTTAATAGAGGAGATAAAATGGCAACAGTAACAAAAGATTTTAGAGTAAAGGCAGGACTGGTAGTTGAGGGATCAACTGCGACTGTCAATGGAAAAAATATTATCACAGCAGGTGTCGTTGATGCTAAGGGTGATTTAATTGTTGGTAGTGCAGACGATGCAGTAGCACGTCTTGCAGCTGGCACAAATGGATATGTACTTACAGCAAACTC